ATGGTGTTATTGCTACTTTTGACGATCCAGCTGAAGCACCAGCAATAGCTAGTGTTGGTTACATAGGTGGTAAGAGATATATAAGGGCAGTTGCTAACTTTTCTGGAACTCACGGAACAGCTACACCAATGGCAGTTTCAGTGATTAAAGGTCACGCAAGATCTAACCCAGTATCTTAATAAATACTTTGAGTGGGGGATTATTCCCCCACTTACTTATAGGAGTAAACTGTTATGAAAATAAAAATGTTAGTAGGTGCTAATGGTTCGGCTAATCCTGAAGGAAGCATCTCAATGAGTTATAAAAAAGATGAAATTTATGATATGTCAGCAGATTGGCAACAAAAAATAGCCAATATTTTTATTTCATCTGATTTAGCTATGGAAGTAAAAGTTGAAGAAGTAAAAGAGGAAAAAGAAGAAAAGAAAGAAAAAAAGACTAAAAAGAAAAGTAAAAGTAGTATATTATAAATATGAGCACTGCAGGAATACATCATCTGTTATGTGATCAAGGTGCTACATTTAGAAAAACAATCACTATGCTCCAAAGTGATGGAACAACAGTGGTAGATCTTACTGGTTACAGTGCTAGAATGAAAATCAAAGACGAAGTTGGAGGTACATTGATAAAAAGTTTGACAAGTGCTACAAATGGTGGTTTAGACATCGGTGGTGGTGGTTCAGTTACTAATGGTAAAATAGATATTTTAATTTCTGCTACTGATACTGCAAACTTTGATGCACCTCAAACTGCTGTATATGATTTAGAGATTGTAAGCAGTGGTGGTATTGTAGATAGAGTTTTACAAGGTAAATTTATAATAAATCCAGAGGTGACAGATTAATGGCTAATCAAAGGAACACAGTTACAGTAACAGATTCAGGTATAGTAAAAATTGTATCTGTTGGTACACAAGGACCAGCAGGTAGTTCAGCATTTTTAGGTAAACCAATAGATCAAACTTCAACTGCAACAGGTAATGAAATATTGCAGTATAAAGCATCTGCAGGAGAGTGGAAAGGCGTCACAGCTCCTGATGGATTAACAATTGACGCAGGAACATATTAGAAGGAGTGAGTCATGGCTAATACTATAAAAATAAAAAGAAATACTGGCTCAACAGCACCAACTACTTCAAATATTGCACAAGGTGAATTAGCGATCTCGGAATCTAATAAGATTCTATTCTATCGTGATGCCAGTGATAATATATTAAAGATTGGTGGTGAAGGAGCATTCTTAAGATCCGATCAGAACGATACATTCACTGGTAACTTAACAATCACAGGAAACTTAGAAGTACAAGGTGACACAGTACAACAAGATGTAGCAACTTTAACAGTTGAAGATCCATTAATTGAACTAGCAAGAAATAATACTGGTTCAGATGCAGTTGATATTGGTTTCTTTGGTACTTATGATTCCTCTGGTTCACAAGACTTATTTACAGGTTTATTTAGAGATGCTAATGATAGTGGTAAATATAAACTATACAAAGACTCTCAAACAAAACCTACAACAACAGTAGATACAAGTGCGACTGGTCATGCAGTTGCAACTTTAGTAGCAAACATTGAAGGTAATCTAGCAGGATCGCCAACAATTACAGCTGCAACAATCGCAACATCATTAGATTTAAATGCTCAAGAATTAATCTTAGATGCTGATGCTGATACAAGCATAACTGCAGATACTGATGACCAGATCGATATTAAGGTTGGTGGTGCTGACCAAGTTAAATTCGTAGATGGTGGTATCATACCTTCAGTTGATGATGATGTAGATTTAGGTAGTAACTCACTTAAATTTAAAGACCTTTACATTGATGGAACTGCACACTTAGATGCTGCCAATGTGAATGGTTCAGCAGTTGTTAATGTAGGAGACGCACAAACTCTTACTGGTGCTAAAACTTTACAAGTACCATTATTCCAAGACAATACTGATACAAGTAAAAAAGTTACATTTAGTATGGCAGGTATATCAACAAGCACAACAAGAACATTTACATTCCCAAATGCAAATACAACTTTTGTTGGCACTGATACTACTGATACATTAACTAATAAAACTTTAACATCTCCAACTATCGCAAAGATACAAGGTGGTGGAACTAATACTACTGGGCATGTTGTACCTAATTTAGCAGATGATACTTTTGCTTTACTTACAGCAACTCAAACATTAACTAATAAAACTATTGACGCAGGAACTTTTTAATGAATAGATAGGAGAATATGATAGAAAAAGATAAAGAACTTTTAAAACTTAAAGAATCATTAAAAATTAAAACAGCAGAAAGTTTAGTCAGCAACAATAAAGTTGGTGAGTATGTTGGTAAACTCTTAGATGCTGAAACTAAAATTTTAATTTTAAGTGATGATAATAAAAAGTTATTAGAAAAGGTAGATGAGTATGAACAGATTAAAGAAGATCTAAATGATAAAAATAAAACTGTTCACTCTCAAGAAAGTAATGTAGTTGCTCTTCGTGATAAAATTACGAATATGAAAAAGCAACACCAAGAAGAACTAGAACATCATGGTAGAACTATTGACGACTATCAAAAGAAGTTAAAAGAAAAAGAAAAGATGATAGAAACAATGGGTGAAGAAATAAAAAGTTTAAAACTTGGTAAAAAGAAAAAAGGAGCAAAAGTTAAATGAGTAACACAGTAATAGTTAAGAAAAATAGTTCATCAGGTAATGTGCCATCAGCAAGTGATCTTTCTGTAGGAGAATTAGCAGTAAATACAGCAGATGCAAAAATATTTACTAAGCACACAGATGGTACTGTAAAAACTCTTGCTGAAAGTGCAGCAACTGATACAGCAACTGCATTAGCAATAGCATTAGGATAAAATTATGGCAAATACTTTTAAATCAAAAACATTTGATGGTTCAAGTACAAACGCAGATACTTTGATGACTGTTTATACTGTTCCAGGATCTACTACAACAATCGTTTTAGGTTTAACATTGTGTAATATTACAACTTCAAATATTGAGATTACAACTACATTAACAAAAAATTCTGGTGACAATGTTCACATAGCAAAACTTGCAGCAGTGCCTGCAAAGTCAGCATTAGAAATAATGACTGGTAATAAGTATGTTTTAGAAACGAGTGATATTTTAAAAGTAAAATCTAATGTTGCTAATAGTTTAGATACAACACTATCAATTATGGAGATAACATAATATGGCATCATATATTGGTAGTTCACCTGTAAGACAAAGCAGAATAGATAATGAATCTATTAATGTAGATATGTTAAATCCAGCAGGAGCGTCTGCTGGTCAAGTATTTGTAATAAACTCTGCTGGTAATGACTGGATTTTAGGTTCATCAAGTTCAGCAGAAATATATGGATTTACTATGACAGATGCTAATAGTGATGGTGTCATAGATAGTCTTTCAGTAACAACAACAAATCAAGGTGCGGATGATATATCTGTAACAACTTACGATGCATTTGATCAAAAATTTTTTGCTGCATCTGGTTTTACATTTAGTATTAACAGCAGTGGTCATCTGATTGCAACAATATAAGGAGGATAAATGGCAACGATTGATTTAGGAAAACTCGCATTTGTAAACAAGGGAACATATTCCTCAAGTACAAGTTACGAGAAAAATGACTTGGTG